AGACTTGTAAACAAATTTAGACTTGGATTCTGAAGTATCCCATGTAAGACCTGGATACTGTATGTATAAACCGTTTGGTAATTGTATGCCTTTCGGTGTCACAAGTAAAGCTTTGGTCGGACCTAAGTGGTAGGGCTCTTTACCCTTCGGCCAGTTAGCTATATCTTGTAGTGCATTGTCGCAGGCACCCCATAACTGAATCACCTTATCATTAACTTCTCGATAAACGCCTACAAGTCTTTTGCATTCTCGGTCATCGAACTCTACGCCGGCAGCAAGCTTGAGTGTGCTTTGTAGTTTCGCCCAACCTGTGCCATAACCTAGTCCTAGAATACAAGTCTTACCTACCGCACGTTCAGTCTTATCTTCTTTAGTGATTGTCTTGCCATATACTTTAGATGCAAACTCACAATAAACATCACGTCCTTCTGCATACCAACTTAAGACATCGTTCTGTCCTGCTACCCATACTAAAACTCTAGCTTCAATTTGTGATGAGTCACAGTTAATCACTTGATAACCTTGAGGGGCTACGACTGCATTCTTGAGTGCTTTCTTTTTCTTGTCTCGTGCGGGTAAGTTTTGAAAGTTAACCTTATCTGACCCTGCCCATCGTCCTGTATGAGCGCCATAGTATTTGAGTGGGATAGGAAGCTTACCTTTGTTACGGCCTCCGATACCAAGGAACCTTTCGATACGAGATTCTTCTATGGTACTTTTAGTACCCAACCTCACGCGACAAAGTTCTTGAATAAATGGATCTTCGTGATCACATAAATCTAAAAAGCCCTGGTCACCTTTCGCTAATGCAAATGTTTCCTTGCCTGTCGCTGGGCTTATCTTTGTAGGGACTTTAACTCCGAACTCTTGTAGTATCTCAGCAAACTGTTTATTACTTGCTAGCTTTCCTCGCACGCACTCTTCTGTCTCACATTCTAACTTAACCATGAGACCTTGTAATAACTGAGACTTCTCTTGTTGGACTTCTTCTAACCTAGCTTGTAGGAGGGCATCATCTAATTCAAGTGTAGGCTCGGTGTACATGCGCAGAGTCATGTCAATCAGTTTTATTTCTTCTTCCGGAAAGTTTGGTGCTAGGACTTCAAAGAGTTTATACGTGAGTTCAACGTCGTTCTTACAATACTCACCATATTGTAATAGGTCTGACTCGGTAAAATGTTCTAGCCTTTTGCCTTTGGCTTGGATAACTTCGGTGCCTTTAGCGCCAAGAGAATACTTCTCAACGAGGAAAGCCAAGCTTCCACCCACGTCAACGCCGTTGATAGCACGAGCCATAGACAAAGTGTCAAGATATAAATTAGGAATAACACCATACCTGAAAGACAGAATGCCACCGTCGAACTGAGTATTGTGACAGAGTAAGGCAGAGTCTTTCCAATTGATCTTATCAAGTTCTTGTTTGACTTGGTCGCCTGTGTACCAATACGTTTCACCTTCGTTGATTTTAATACCGGCGCCGATGACTTGGAATCTTTCATCTCTTATATACTCCTCTGTGGTTAAACCGGAAAGAGAAAAACCTACATCGTAGTAGGTCTCAAAGTCCAACGTAATTAATTGCATTTACTTCCTCTCTCTAATTGGTGGGCTACTCACGGTTTATATAATAGCAAAAATACCATCACGAATTTTCATATAAATAAAGTGCTTTCGCCCATTAACTCTTACAGTATCGATAATACTATCACAAACGCTAAAAATAATCCAAGCATAATTCTATTGGTTAGCTTCTCATCTTTTTCTATTCTGTCTTCGCTTTCATACGGTGCGCCCCATGCCTCTTTAGCTGAACGAGGTGTAGGTTTATTAAGTGAATCAGGTTGAAAAAATCGCCATCCTTTTTTTGCGTTCTTCGCAAATACCCTACGTTGCCAGTTTTCAAATTCTAAGATTGCTTGTCTTGCACTTGGACTAAAGTTATTTAATTTTGCGTCTGCCACAATTTTTCTCCTCTTATTTTGTGTATTTTTCAAACTCGTTACGACATTCAATTGAACACCAACGTCTGTCATCTTTGACCGGCTCTTCACACCATATACAGTTCCCTGTTTGATTAGAAGGTTTTTTGATTTTACCGTGCGCATTTTTTACTCCTACATCTATCATGTGTTGCATGAAATCATTGGCGTTATCAACATCATCATTCATACCGAATACTTCATGCCTTTCCTTGATGAATTTGTTTCTGAGGTCCTACTAAAATACCCATTCCAATTTGTATTTGCTCCTTTGGGTAATGCTTTAGGTAATTTAATTAAACCTTGTTTGGCTAGTTCTCTCACTCTTGTAGCGCTTCCTGTTGCATGTAATACAATATGATTACGCGTTGCGTTTGGATACTTTTCCATGTATTGATTTACTGCTTCGATCAGTTGCTCATCTGTTTTTTTGCTAATCATTAAAACAAACACTCCCCTACTAATTTAAATAAGTCTTCTTTAACTTCTTTTGGTTTATCTAGTTTAACTACTTTAACATCAGGATTGTTTTCTGTAAACCACTTTGCCTCCTTGACAGACCATCGATGTTTGCGTATGACTTCACCTTCGTCATCTACGATTGCATAACTAAATGGAATCATGGTGCTAAAGTTCTTTGTTCAAAGCATTCAAGGTGTGACTTCACAAACATATTAGTTCTAACTTCTTCATAGAGTTCACCTTGTATACATTTTAAATTCGAGGTGTATTTCTTTTGTATGTTATCTATCTTGGCAAAAGATAAACCTAATATTATACCTGCTGTAAAACATATTGACATCCAAAAAATCTTTTCCTTGTTCATTACACTCTCCTAATTAAATAAGTTCTACTCACTCGACACATTTTGTTTCCTTTTATTACATTGATTAGATTACATTTAATCACAGGTTTGTTTTGTGATATTAAATACTGCTCACCTACCACTTGCACTCCCGCCTGTGTAGCTACACTTGTAGCAACGGTTACACACCCACTACTAAAGACCATTGTAAGCATCAGTAAGACGTTGCGTAGATTCACGATAGCTTTTGACTCCTGTAATTTTCTCTGCTTGTTCTTCATTTTTGTATAAAGGGGTGATTGTTATGTAATGTTTCTTATTAGGTAAATCTCGTATCCACGATAATTCTTTGGGGCGAAATTGTGTTATCGATGACCATACAAGATCACCATTAATATTAAATTCTTCTGTCGCCCACGCGTAAGGTTGTTTAAGGGTTTCTTGCATATTTACTTCCGCCTTGTTTATAAAATATTAGGTTCGACCATTTTACTACAGGTTGCAATCCTGTCCATGATCTTGGTTTCTTTATTGTTGTATCATGAAAGTGAGTGGCTCCATAACTATAATCTACTTCTAATCTATGTAATACTTTGTATGCTATGTCTTTATATTGTTGTCGGATCACCGATGGTGGTTTAACTAAACCATACCAACTAAACTGCGCGGGACGTTTCATTTCACTGCATACGTTCTTATGTTCAAACTCAGCCCTACGCATCAAAACGTAGCCTACGGCAATTTGCGCTTGGCGTGGTTCATGAGCGGACTCCATGTAAATGGTTGTGGCTAAGCACATCAATGCTTGATCTAGCATATGACCTCCTTCTTCTTAGGGAACAGGTATCAGTTCTTCTTTTGGCTTCGAACTTCTTTACGTAATTTGTCGAGATACCAAGAGGCTTTGTCTAAATCCTCAATACCGTTTTTGAATTTCCAACGCCAAACATATTTAATAATGTTGCCCGTGCATACGGCCTCAATACCAAATAGTCCTTTGGTGGCTTCTTTGATAGCGTCAATACATTCGATTGCGCCTTGTGTGTAATGTGATGGATGATTCACATTGTCTTTGACTACTTTTTTTACTTTACTTCCATACTTATTTAATATTGCTCTCAACCTAGTCATTCAATCTCCTTTACTAGAGTCAATAACGCCTCTATATTATCCTCATTTATCACGATTGCCAAGCCTTTATTGCGTTGTATCTCGCGAATGTTGTGTTTTTGCAACAACGTTGGTTCGTTCTTTCCGGCCTTACATTCAATACCAATGAACCTTCCTTTGTAACACGCGATGATATCCGGCACACCACTCCTACCAAATCCCGCAGTCATCGGTGAGAAATGATATGCACCAAAATCATCAAGTATTTTTTTAACTTGCTTCTTTACTTTTGCTTCGGGTGTCATATGGTTGGTATCACATTAATTTCTGATTGACTTGATGTCCATATAGCACCGGCTTCATTACCTTCATCGTCTGCCATAGCTACGATCCAATGACCATCTTCAAACTCGATGACTAATCCATTCTTAGTCCAACCGATGTCCTCAGTTTCCCTGTCATTCAAGTATCTTACTCGGCGAATGGTCTTACCTACCAAGAAATTACTTGCAAGGTTACCCCAGTGTTCGCGTAGGTCTGCATTACTTTGTTGATGTAGTTCTTTCTGTTCCATTTTCTTTTTCTCCTTTAAAACGATTTGCACCCTTTATAATCATGCGGGCGTATGCACTTGCATCTTCTAATGCACTATCTTCAAACAACGATTGCTCTCTAATTAAATGATCTAACTCGTTATCAATCGTCACACTTACCTCCAATACATGCACGCGCGATGATTTCTTCTTCTATATCGTTATATGCGTCAGCTTGCGCCAAGTGTTCTTGATACTTTTTTAATCGGTCGAACATGGTGTGATCTATTTCTAACGCGGTTGTTTTCACAACTAAACCTTTTTCTCGCATAGGTTCTGCTATGATGGTTGCGATGTGATCACTTAGCTCGACGCCCCATGTCTCTACTTGTTTTAAATAGGTATCATCCATACTTACTTCTACTACTACGCTTATCTTCATACTTCCTCCTTAGTGTATTGTTTCTTTCTCTTTACTTAATTGGTGTGCTTTGTTTACTATGTCAAGGGCTTTCTTCTGCGCCTCGATTACTTCGCCTATCTTCATGTTCCTTGCTATCTCTAATCCTAACTGAGTAGCCTCTTCTGACTCTTCATCACTTGGTGCTAGAATTGCTTCGATCATTGCTTTTATAAGCGCGTCTTCTTTCATCATATTCGCCCTATCTAATAAACGTAATAAGAATCATAAACACCGCAATACCCCAAGCAATCACCTCGCGGGTTTTCATCATGCGGACTTGGTCACGCGGTAAGGTCACATACTCACTCATGTAAACTTCTCTATCGTAGTTATGCTTTGCTTGTTTAATGTTGATTGATTGTTTCATCATTTGCCTCCGTTGATTAAGTTAATGATCTCAGCTTTTGCTTGCTCTTTACCATCTGCTAATCCATGCTCGTATGCACTATCAATAAAGAATCTCATCTCGTTAAACTCTTTGTCGTACCGCTGTGCCATTACCTTTTGTAGTTCTTCTGCTAGTGTCTCAATCTTTACCATCTTTTTTCCCTTCCTCAAAGTTTTTTAATGATTGCATATACTGATTTGTTGCAAAGTTAATATACTCAGCTACCGCTACTTCTATAATGTCTTCCTCAAACTTACGTTTCTTTTCTTCGTTGATCTGATGTTGTGTCATTCGTATATCCTCCCTAGTCCCGAAAAAATACTTTCCAAATCTTTAGGTTCAAACGCATCTTTATTAAACTCAAACTTCGTCTTCCTACCATTACTATGTTTAACGTAGCCTGTTACTATTACTTGTTCTACAATGATTTGTTTCTCTTTCTTATCTACCATTTCATTTTCCTTTAATAGTCTCCATCGGGATCACCATACTTCTGTGCTTGGTGTTCTAGTATATCACGATTGTATTCATACTCAACTTCACTTATATATCGATCAATCTCGGGTATTAAATGGTCGGGTATATCTAATTCTTCTGTTCTGTTGTCGTCCCATACGACTGAAAACCTCACCTTTTTAATGTTAATAGGTTCTTGTGGTTCGGGTGGGTCTATGTCTCTTTCTAGTTCTTCGTTCATACTTTCTCCTTAATCTTCAAATGTTGTTTTATAGTCGCGTTCAATTTCTTCATCGGTATAGTTATTAAATCCTTTAAAGCCATGTCTCCACACAAAGTCAAACTCTTGTGATGTCATGTTTTCTAATGCCCATTCTGTTTCATATTTAATAAGTGCTTCTTTCTTTTCATTAATTGTCATGTTAGCAACTCCTTAAATAGTCGTTATAGTTTTGTATTTGCTCTTTAGATAGTTTGTTTTTCTTTGCATCATCATCGAATTGGTTATCATTAGTCTTATCTACACATACCACGCTTAAAAAATGATTACCAAACTTCTCGCATAGTTCTTCCATGAATGCTTTAGTATCTAAATCACCCTCATACTTCGTGTTTGCTACATCTAATATAAATCTAGGCATTTTAATATCTCTCCTGTAAAGATTCTTCCATTAATCTATCGTGATTGTGGTATCGCTTTGTTGCCTCATCAATAATCTCTTGCATTAAATTTAAATAATCCATGCCCGACACACCTTCCATTTCCTCTGCGTCTTGCATAGCGTCTTCCACATTACCATATATTTGTTTGGCTCTGTTTGATAGTTTGTCGTAGTTATTCATGTTCTTTTCCTTTCTATCCATTTATCTCGGTCTTCTATCTCGTGGTCTAAACATTGATAGCCATTATAAGCATCACACATATCACAATCTTCACGAGGTTTAAACTCGGTCACTTCGTGATCTACATAATGCTCGGCAATGTCTTCTAGTATGGCATGAATTGTTTCATCTGATAATACAAAACTATTTAAATCAAACCATAATCCTTCAGAGCCTTTAAAACTTACATCGCCTGTAATCTGTATCGTTCCTATCTCTACTTCTATATCTTCTTTTTTAATCATCGTCTTGCCTCCTCGTGCATAAATTTCATTTGTTTATCTATCTCGTCTAGTTCTTTCTCTTCTTCCTCACTTCTTACTCTCACTTGCATTTGTTTATTTTCCTCCCTTATCATATTGAATCCTTCTTCCTCTGTGAATATATCTCTCTCGTCTTCTGTCTTAAACCATTGAACATCTATGATGTCACTACCATCTGAATTAAAACTCCATTCAGCACCATACGGATATTCTTTTGATAAGTCTTCACACTTAAACCCATACATCTGATTAAAATGATTCTCGCCACAGCAACCTATTTTTTCCCCTTGCGGTTCACCGCAGTAATAACAAAATTCTCTACTCATACTAACTCCTCCTCTGATACCCAACCACTCTCAATCAATTCTGCTCTTGACATTGATAAATAATAATCTTTCATGCCTTTCAATGCCCACTTGGTAAGTTCCCCTCTATTCATGTCATACACTTCTTGCTCTATACCAAAAAGCAATTCATCTAGTTCGTATTGGTTCAGTTCGTTGTTTGTGTTGTTCATGCTACCTCCTCAACTACCCATCTTTCTTCTGTTTCCCAATTACAATATCTACAACCCGATAGAGTAATTACTTCTTCCCAATCTTTGTCGTGGTATGCTCTCCCCGCTTCAAAATACTTTTTAAAATCTAAATAGTATCCCTCATCATCATCATGATATTTACTACATTGATGTTCGGTTCTTGTATCTTCATCTTCGATTTCAAGATGTGGGCAATCGCCACCACAATACTCACACTTCTCATCATCATCTAACGCTATGTAATCATCGTCCATGCCCTCCATGCACCATTCAGCTACGCCCTCTGCCGTATCCCAAAAGTTTAAATTGTCATCGGCATCGTCCCATACATGAACCCATGTCTCTTGATAAACCTTAATCTTTTTTCCTGTTGCTTCGTTCACATAAATATTACTCATCATCGTCCTCCTTTTGCATATTTAAATATCGCTTATACTCTTCTTGTAGTTCTTCGTCTGTGTAATTGTTGTATCCTTTTCTACCCTGTAGAAGCATATCTCTTATTAAGTCGTCATTCTCACCCATTGACATACTGGCTACACCATTCATATCATCTTCTAAAAGTTCTTGTATCATCTCTTCTCTAGTCTTCATTCTTTGCCCCCTTAAAAAACGCTTCTTTTAATCCTTTGCCATATGGGTCTGTCTTTGCTTTGTCGGTTATCCTTACCCATATCTATTGATGTTGTATCACCTTTGTAGTTAATCATCTCGTTCCTCCTTTAATAGCATGATGTCATCAACTTCAAAGCCTCGTCCTTCCACGATGTCTTCGTTGTCTAGCGTTTCTGCAAACACTTTGTATGCCTCGTCCTCATTCTCTGCCTCTACAATCTTTTCATACCATATCTCTTCTGTTGCGGTAACCTTAAACTTTTTCATATACTAGCCTCCTCAAATGTAAGCCCAAATCTATATGGAAAATTATCTTGGTCATTCAAAAACAAACACAAATACTTCAATACTTCCTCGTAGTCTTTTCCTACAATCCTAAAGTCATCATCGCCCTCTGTATAGCTAACAAATACTTGTTTCATTTCACTTCCTCCTCTGCATTCTCAATCTCAATGACTGCTAATCCAAACTCTTGCCTAGCTTTTTGCATAGCGTGTTCTTCGTTCCTAGCATGGATTAAACCAAGTCTGCGTGTTCTTCGTTCCTAGCATGGATTAAACCAAGTCTGCGTCCTTTTTTATCTAATGCGTAATACCACACCTCGTTCATACTCATACTTAATCCTCCGTATATCTCGTTGTTCACTCGATTTATTTCGTTAAATAAGTTCATGCTATTGCCTCCTCGTTATATGTTAGTTCTCGTTCTTTAAGTTCGTTGAGTAGTTCCTCGTCTGACCATTCTTTATATGGTGATCTATTTTTTAATACCTCGCTGAAATACCAAAAGTCCCCATTCTCTGCGTCTTTAATCATAGTATCTATGTCGTCCCACACTAACTGCTCTATAACTTTGGTTCTCATGTTGTCACCTCTTTAATCTCTGCGTCATCGTAGTAAACATCATCTACATCAAAACCCCATTGGCTTTCTTTTGTTTCTACATATTCTGCCTTATCCATAAACTCATAGTCGTCCAGCAATTCTTTTACTTGTTCCTCTGACTCTGCGTCAATGTAGTATGTCACTCTCACTACTTCTATTCTTTTTTCGGGTATAACTACTTCAAACTTTTTCAT